CTGTGCCGGCACAGGCTGTTCTTTAGGCTGCTCCATAAAAGAAGGTTGCCCATTCATCCTTTGATTAGCCGTATTAAAAGGATTGGGTTGGCTAACTTTGGGTTGTTCTGCTTCTACTTTCTTACGTGCTTCTTCCTGTTCTTTTCGTTCCTGTTCAGCTTTGATACGTGCTTCTTCTGCTGCTTGGGCGCGTTCGCGTTGTTCCTTCAGACGATTAGCATACTGGATAGTATTGCCAATGTTCATCGTGTCCATATAGTATGTGCGAAGTACGTCAAAATCATCACCGCCAAAGCCTTTAAGCGTTTCAAGATCTTCGTCAACCTTAGCGAAAACCGTTTCAATGTCTGCTTGTACCGCTTTCATGCTTGTGGACTTGTTAAGCCATTCCTGCTTGAAGATTTTCCGAAAGTCGATCAGATTCGTATTTCCATCGTCGAAGTAGGAACGGATAACGGCAAGTTTCTTGTCTTTATACTGCTGTTCGTTCTGCTTGACTACCGTGTCAATCTTGGCAGAGCATTCGCCAATCAATTTTACGGTTTCGGCCACAACTTCCTTGAACTCTCCGAAAGGTTTCATAAATTCCTTTTCGATTTCAAGACGTTTTGAGTTGAGAATTTTGGCCGCCTTGTTGAGAGCAGCTTTATCTCTCTTCGCCTGGTCGATATTGTTATCGTTATAGTTTGATATATCGTACATGGGAAGAGTTGATTTTACCATGTCTCTGATTTGGATCGCATTAGTAGTAAGGCTACCTAATGTTTTTTCACTAACGACCAGTTCAAGATCGCTTTCTTTGATTGTTATTAACTGCTGTGTTTTCATATTGGGTTTAATTAATTATTTTATCTATGATGTTGTTAACGAGGCGTATCCGGCTCTCCATCTCAGCAAAGACTTTTTCATCTGGCAGAATACGGACGATGTGTATCGGATCGGATTGGTATGGATTATAGGCAATGAAATACACCTCTTTCGCTCCTGTACACATCATGTGTGCCATGCACTGGTAGAAATATTCATATTTTACGCTTAATAGGGATGCGTTGTCATAAATCTCGTTCTTGTAGCGCATGAATGTTGCCTGGTTGGGACATTTTATTTCCAGACAGGACTTTATGCCGGTGTCCTCGTTGTAGTAAAACCCGTCCGGACTGCTGGCAAAATGTGGAATGGTAGGAT